CTCAGAAGGGTTTAACCTTCATGATGAGTCCGAATGCCTTGGAGGAGACTACTGCAAGGCGCTCGTAGTGGAGCACGGCTAAGATACCTGCGAATGAGGTGGCTGCACCGAGAATCGCGTCTTTGCTGAGCTTCTTACTTTCGCCAAGGGCTTTGGCTTTAGCAAGAGTCTCAACATTTCGAGCGATGGTGGTATAGTCCTCACTAGCAGGATCATGGAGCTCGGCTTCCTTGAGAGCGGCTTCAATGGTTTCCTGGATAGGGTCGGTCTTCATGTGTGGCTCCTTTCTAGGGGTTCAATATAGGACAGGTTTTTCTCGCTTAAACCTGCTTGACGTCCAGTGTCACCTTCCCATTCCGGAGCATCTCAGCGACCGGCTGCTCGAATGCGGCATGCATGTCCTGGTTCTCCGAGACATGGAGAGTTCCAGAGACGTTGTTCCCAGTATACTTGGCAGAAGAAATGCCAAGAAGAACACCCACGAAGGTGTCAATGGCCGCAATAGTACCCGCAACCTCAGTTGGGTACGGAAGGTTCCACAGAGCAGCCAGTGTGAGATACAGTGCAGAGGTAGCCGGGAGGGCGACCAGCGCAACCCACTTGAGGATGTCGTAGGAACGGTTCTTCATATTACTCTCCTTGAGATGCTTAGCCATCTTGTTTACTTCTCTTTGCTGGTGGACGGGATGAGGGGACCACCGGGAGTCTCTTGACCTCATCGACGATCCTTTCGGCAAGCCCATTACCTCCAAACTCGGAGTAAGGCTCGTAGAGGTACTTCATGAAGTCCTCATACTCGTCCAGGGTAAGAAACCCCCGGTGGATGTATGTTTTTCCAACATACACAATTCGGTCATGCGCCATACCCAGCAACAACCGCGTATTTGCGGACTTTCGTTCCTGTCTCCGCTGCATGTACAGCCAAAACCCTGAGGATCCAAAGAGAGACAGTACTATCGCGATCGTAATGTCCAGCAAAGGATTGAAGCCGAACGATTGCATGATTTCCTTATGCAGTGATGACTACATATGGGCGGACCCCATACGAGTAGGTGACAGGCGCGGCATTGACGATACCAGTGGAGTCCAGGAAGAACGCGCTTGTGGAGTTAGCGATGTCCTGGAGCCAGATAGCAGTCTTGGCCGAGGTGATGTACTGCGGGTTCAAGCGGAACATCGGAAGCTGACCCTGAGCTGCCATGGAGAAGTCATACCGTCGCTGAGTGTATGCCTGGGCATACGACTGAACCGACTGACCGAAGAGCATGCGCTCCGTCAACAGGGCTGCGAGAGAAGTCCCTTCCCAATCCCAGCTCGTGACCACACCATCATCCGCAGTATTCGATACACGGTGCCAAGGGCAGTTCAGGTTGTTACCGAACATCGCCTTGAGTCGATCGATGGTGCTGGAGATCGCCGGAGCCTTCTTGAACAATAGGGAGTTCATATATCCGTCGGATGTGGATCCAGTACCCCAAGGAGCGTTCACAAGAGAGGTGTCGGGAATAAGGACCATATGTGGCCTATCCCAGGCACTCGGGCCGATGTTACGCCAGTAGTCGAACCCGGCGACACGCCACTTCACACCGCCGATCGTCCAGTAATCACCGACATAGATTCCCTTGAAGGTTCCTGCGCGGATAGCAGACTGCTGATCTGTACTCAGAACCGTACCAAGGTGGTCACCGCGCCAGATAGAGTTGTGGATACCAGCATTACCCTGGTCTAGCATGTCATACAGCGTGTTACGGTTCTTAAGCTTATTATCGATATTATTCAGCGTGCCAGTCCAAGAATTGAATGCCACAATAGTGTCATTAAGACGCTTCTTCTCGGCCTCAACCGTGGACTTGAGGGACGCAATCTCCACATTCGGGTTGCCCTGTGCACCCTTCTCAAGTGCCTCACGGACTGATGCGAACCACTTGTCGAACTCAGCCTGAAGCTTGTTCTGGAGAGCCTCCACATCCACCGTCATGTTCGGAGCGGTAACCCAAGGACACTGCTTGGTGCCGACAAGACTCGTTATCTCGGCATTAGTGATACTAGTGGCCCCGCCATAGATGTCGACAACCGCGATCGGCAAATATGAATAGCCAGACCAACTGGGGACAACCGGGATCTTAACGCCAGGTCCCTTAGGGGCTGGAACACCAGCAATAACCGTCAGTGATCCTGCTCGAGCACTCGAGTTGTTGTTGATCACAAGGCAGATAAGATCCTTGCGATCAAACGAGGGGTGTGCCGGGTTAGGAGTCACCGTCTCGAAGTTCGTTAGCTCGATATACTTAGATCCAACCCAAGCCTTTCCTGTGTCGACTCGGATGCTCATTCCACTTCGTGCGGAAGTACAGAGGAACTGATTGCCGTAGTTAGCGAACACACCCTGCTGGATGATACCATCCATGAGTTTCCCGAAGTCTTCGGCGTCATACTTTCGATCGCCGTTTACCGAGTTATAGAACCCGGAAATGATTGCCATTATCTGCTCCTATTAGCTCGGTATGTGTTCTCAGGCGAGTACTCGATGGTGACCCGCTTACCCTCGCCCTTCCACTTCTCAGCATACCCTGTGAAGGCGGGGGTCATTGTGTAGCCAGAAGAATCCCAGGACTCAGTTACCTCGGTGATCTGAAGATCGATCTGTCGCTGTGAGGCATATGTCTCCCAGTTGATGGGGGCGTTCGGCTCTCGCATGGTTTGGCGGAGATCTTTACCTGGATCTGGGATGTACCGAAATACGTCTCCGACAAAGAAGTCTCGGTTATATTTCAGATTTCCGCCAAAGCCGTCAAGCTTAGCGCTATACTCCATTACTGGAGTATATTCTCCAGCCTTTTCAGCGGCCAAGGCCACAAAGTAATATGGGTTAGAGTAAGCGTTGACGTCAATCCCAGTCTTTGGGTCAACCTGCTTCCCCTCTTTACTAGTCGGATCGATCACTTTATGATCAGAACTGTTATCCCATACAGTTTCTCGCCTTAAAAGCGGGATTTCCTTGCGAATGGTTAGAATATTTGCCCAGGACTTCCCGTTTACAAGGTGATTAGGATCAACCTGATAGTGCTCATAGACTTCATACACTGAAGAGTATTTCTTTCTGTTACTCCATAAATACTCGAAGTCCTTGATATCGTCATCGCCAGGAGATAGAACCAATGGCTCGACCAAATATGGAGATTCCATATCGACCCAAAATTCACCGTTTCGCATTCGTATACGATAGAACATGGGGAACCCATTCGGCTTCACCATATTGAGGAACATGCGAGCGTATTTGGACACATAATCCCGCTTGATTACGAGACCCTCTTCCTCGCTCCAGTCTCCATCGAAATCGGCAATCTTAGGTATGATGTAGGAGTTAATTGACGTATCTCTACGAACATTAAAGCCAGGAATCTTTCGAGACTTATAAGCACCCGCCCCAAAATTCTCATGGAGCATTTGCTCCAAAGCCCATTGCGGATCGAAGTATTTGCTCTTATTTACAAGAACCTGTTGTTTGTTCTCGATAATGCGCCACTCTAGCATACTCTCGAGACTTCGACCGGAGTATTCCTGCATGAAGCCTCCGGATTCAATCTGTGTAGCATGAATATCCTCACAGATCATTACGAAATCTGAGTCGTCTCGCATAAAGACACCATATGTGCCAAATCTAGGCTCGATCTTCTCAGACATGATCCTCAGCTTGAATTCGCCGTAATCATGAGAACGCTCAGTCCAAGAAAGCGACTCAAACCCTTCAATTTCAATCCAGTTTGTCCCGATCTCCTCGTTGGGAGTCCTAATCGGGAGCCAGCGCAAGTCTGGACAGAAGAACAGTCGCATCAGATCCCCCTATACTGAGGCTCATACTCAATGACTAGCTCGACTGAGTCCTCAATCGTGTATAATCCGTCTGGTCGCTGATACTCAAGCCGGAAATCATTTACGCCAGGATAGATATACATCCAAGAGCTATCCCAAGTCTGTACGCCATACGCTGCCGAGTAGACGTTACTTGCGTTGATGTGCGTAATAGACTTAAGACCGAATCGAGAATCAATAATTAGGCGTTCTCCAGCAAGAAATGGGGTTTCCTTGAAGAACCGCATCTGTTCATTAGCCATCGTATTCGTAATACGAAGGTTCTTAACGTCACCCTTGAAGGTGAGTGTCATCAGAATGCCAGTCTTAACGTCTCCGAGATTGGTAATTCTCTTAGAACGAGTCCAGCCAATCTCACCGAAGACAATATCCTTCGGAGGAGCATCCGAGTGGAAGGGAAATTCGAACTTCGGCTCCTCTGCGGCAAGACCAGCAATGACTTCCTTAATAGCGGAAAGTCCCGACCAATATGGACTCAGAGAGATGAGGGATACATTTATCTCGACCTGATCCGAGAAAATATCCGTCTCACAAGACTCGACATAGAACCGAGCCTTAACATTTCGAAACTCCGTCTCAACTTCCATCGTGAGCTCCTGAGTCACAACGAAGTAATTGTAGAGCTTATGTCGAACCCGCTCGATATTATCCCCATAGGGGACCAGGGTCATCGTCACATTACGACGAGAGAGCCTGGCCCCCTTGAAGAACGACCGGTTACCCGTGGCGAAATACTCCATCGAGAGCTCGCCCTTTGTGGGGCCAAGTCCGTCGATATCCTTGATCACGACCTCTTGGGACCAGGGGTCTGTGAGTGACAATGTCATTCGATCATACCCATCCGGGTCGATCGTGATACTTCGGATCATGAGCTGAGTATCCTCCTTGCACGGGCTAGCTGGTTGTGTGTCTGCCTGTAGATCTCGGCCTCGCTAAGAGACTCAGGCGAGTAGTTGTTCTGGTTGAACGTGACATTGGTGACCGGGTTGGTCGGTGCCTGACCGGGATCAGTCTCGAGGTTTAGCTTCGGTCGAGCGCCATTAGCCAGACTGGTGGAAACACCAAGGCTTCCGCTAATACCATTGATCGCCTGAGCCTGCTTCTGAAGCTCCTCGAGATCCAGGACGGGCTTGATGTTCGGCTGGAATGACGGATCATCCTCAACAAGCTCATTGACCTTGTCAAAAGACTCCTTCATGGCCTCGTAGGCCGCATTAGCCATGCCAACTGAAGCAGCCTCGACTCGATCTGTGGACTTGTCGATACCGATAGCCAAACCCTCGCCAACGTAGTGACCAAAGCCCCTCATCAGTCGCGAAGGAGACTTAATTCCAAAGAAGTCCTTCGCGCCATTGTAGGCCTTGGAGCACAGGTTAACGAGCTCATCCTTAACCTCACTGGCTTTGTCAAGAAGACCACCAGTGATACCGTTCACGATAGCATAAGCGATATCAATACCCTTCTGGCGGATCTGTGGGGCATACTTAGTGATTGCCTGCTCAATGCCATCCAAGAACTTAACAATTGTCTCGCCAGCCTTGTCCAGGATCTTCGGGAAACTGTTACCAATTCCATCAAGGAATGCAATAATCAAGTTTGTACCAGCATCAATGACATCAGGAAGCTTGTTTGCAATTCCTTGGATGAATTTGGCAATAGTCCCTGCTGCCTTCTCGCCGAACTCTTCTGCGTGGCTGTCGATCTCGGTCATAAGCGCCTGGATCAAGACAAATAATGCATGCACAACACCGGGCGTATTTACCACAATCGCATAGATCGCAGCTGCCATTAGCTGTGCTATAGCCACACCAATCTCCGGAGCCTTGGATCCGAGAGTGATAATGAAGTTGGCGATAGCATTAGCCAAGTCGATCGCTAGCTGTGGGAGCAACGCACTAAGCATTTTGATACCCTCAGCCAAGACCACAAATGCCGCAGCGCCTGCGGTAGCCGCAATACCCAGAATCAGAGCAAAGCCGGCCAGAGCGATAGACACCGGAAGCATCGCGATGCCGAGTGCGATTAGAACCGCAGTAAGGATGATCAATCCTGGCGCCACCATCTGTGCAACCCAAGCCGCAGCCAGCATAATCGCTAGACCACCAGCCAGAGCGATCAAACCCGCGGCAATCTGTATCCAGCTAAGTTCAGCGAGACTCTTGAGCGAGTTACCAAAGATGGCGACTGCGACCGCCGCAATAGACAACGCGATCGCTCCGGTCTGGAAGATCTCAGCACCGTACATAGCAGCTACAAGAATCGCCAGACCAGCGGCCAGAGCCACAATCCCCTTGACGAGACTTACAGTGTCCATGTTTCCAAGTTTCTCAACTGCGAAACTAAGGGCTATGACTGCAACCGCCATGGCGATAATGGATCCTGCCGCGGTAGATCTGGTTGCACCAGCAGCCATTAATGCCGCACCCAGCACGACAATGATTGCTCCTACTGCAATAGCGCCCTGGAGGAGCTTGCCTGTATCCATAGATCCAAGGATCCAGATCGCTCCAACCAACAGATTAACTGCCACAGCAAGACCCATAAGGACCGCTGCACCGGTAGCCATGTTCGGGTTCTTTGTAACAATATACATGAACCCGGCAAGAATTGCAACCACCGCACCTAGGGCAATAACGCCTTGAATGGCGGTATCAGTTGGCATCGATCCAAGAATAAGGACCGCGATAGCAAACATATTAGCCGCTAAGGCAAGCGCCAGAATTACGGCAGCGCCTTCGGCTGCAGTCTTGTTCTTGGAAATAGAATCTAGCGCCTCAATGAGGATAGCCATTACCACACGGAATGCGATTACACCCTGGATGGCATCCGCAGCATTCATCTTACCAAGGATGGAGATTGCAGCTGCGATCAAGATAAGGGTTACACCTAGTGCCATAAGAACTGGCATTACTTCCCAGATACCCTTGATATCCATAGAGTTAAGCTGCTCCATGGTCATCATTAGCATCTTCATAACGATGCCGAGCGCGACAACGCCCTGAACCAGCTTCTTGAATGGCACTAGGGCCATCACAAGAAGAGCTAGGGTAAGCAGGCCAATGGCGATAGCAATCTTGATTAGTGCCTCGGCCTTTACCTGCTGCTGGAATGCCTCGAGTACACCTCCGAGCTTATCGAAAGTCTCTGAGACTTTATCAATAAGGTTGTTCTGCTTCTCAAGGTTCTCTTTGAAGGCATTCACCCATTTGACGATGGCAACCATCATGCTGCCGCCGATAGCGGTGATGAGGATCTTACCCATGTCATAGGACTTCAGATTCTCATTGGCTTTGCCAAGAGCATCACCAATAGCACCAAACGCCTGAGTTGCGCCATCTTTAATCTTCGGGCCGATAGTCTGCGTGAAGAGGTTCTTGATCTCGATAAGCTTCTGTTTAACGGACTCGAATAGCTCTGGGAGATGGAGCTGTTCAGCAAGTCGCTTTAGATCATCGAGCCACTTTTTAAAGAAACTCTCTTTAGCTGCCTCGCCTGCTTTCTGAGCTGCCCCCTGGGCGGCATCACCAACACTCGCGACGGCTGTAGCCGTTGCATCTGCAGCGCCCTTGACATTCTTATGTTTATTAACCCAGTCCTGGAATGATGACGCTAGACCAGTGACCTTGTCTCCTGCCTTACTGAAGGCATCACCAAGAGTCTTCCACGCACTGCTATTCTGGACTTCGTGCCACAGCTCGACAAGGGCATCCCTCAACTCGAGGAGCTTATCCTTCAGCCACTGAATTCGCTCTGAGATCTTTAGCTTTTCGGCAAGCTGGTCGAACTTCTTTCCAACAGCATCCAACACATCCTGCATGGACACAATGTTGCCGAGGTCAAACCCCTTGAAGTAGTTGATGACTGCGTTCTTCCCAGCATCAAACTTATTCTTGAGCTTGTCCCCAACCATTTGGCCGAATTCGCTGATCTTATTCTTCGCCTTGTCGACTGCATTATGGATCGAGTCAATGGCTTCTGCGAATTGCTGACCGAGTGCAGAATTCTTGAACGAATCTTTAAGTGCTGCAAACTTGTCAGATAGCCCCTTAATAGCTGTGCCCGCAGCAGTCACCTTACCGCCGACATCAAGCCACATAAAGAAGTCGTGGATCTTACCAACAACCCAGGAAATAACCTTTCCGAGAAGGTCGATTGGCGGGATAAGGAACTTCAGTAACTTTCCGCCGATATCAAGCCTAGTGAACCACTGATCAAAGGCATAGATTACCTTACCAATAACCTTTGTGATTTGGAATACACCAGAGTTTACCCCAGCAAAGGCGGGGAACAGCGCGCTAATAATGTGTGAGGCAACAGTGAAGATTACTTGTGCGACTTCTGATACAACTGTCCATAGGATATGAAATACCGAGAAGAGTCCGGTGAAAGTCCACTCTAGTTTGTCAGCGAAATTGTTCGTGATAAATAACTTCTCGGTAAAATCAGCAAAGGCTTTGGTTATTCGAGCTAATCCTTCAGCAGATGCCCCACCAAATACTCGATCGAAAGCGGTCGAAAGCTGACCAATAATCTTGAATATCGACAGGAAGATATTCTTCAGACCACGAAGAAGGTCGTCACGACCACCAAGAGAAGCCCACATCTCTAGGAAGCTGTTCCTGGCATCGCTGGCTTCATCGATAATACTGCCAACCCAGTTACCAATTCCGGTAAATAGAGCCTGAGCTTGACCGAAGTCACCCAGAATGATCTGCCAGGTCTTAGACCATCCGGAACCAAGAGCCTCGGCCCAGGTACCAATCATCTGGGTGAAAGTTCGAATCTGAGTAGCAGAGTCAAACGCCTTCTGAGCAAGCTCCTTCATCTTGGCGGCCTGCTCTTCAGAGTACCCCATCTCGACAAGCTGAGCTTCAGACAGGTCGTTAGTAAGAGCGGTAAGAGTGGTGGTCATTACTTCTGCAGTAAGCCAGCCTTCCTGAAGAGACAATCGGAAGTTACCGTTCTTCTCGATAGCTGCATCTACACCCTGTCCGTAGACTCGAGCGGTCTCAATTAGAGCTTCCTGGAATTGTTTACCACCAATGCCGGCCTTCTCAATAGACATCCAGTCCTGAAGCTTAACGACACCAGAGCTCATGGCCTGTGCCAGCTGATACATAGCACCAGCAGCCTGCTGAGCATTTGCACCAGATAGAGCAGCGACGTTTGAGAAACCCTTGACTGCGGCAGTAGATTCCTCTAGACCAATACCAGCAACCGTAAATGTACCAATAGCATTGGTCATCTCGGTGAAGTTGTAGATGGTCTTGTCTGCATAGGTGTTCAGTTGTTCGAGAGAGGCATTAACCTGGTCTAGAGTGGTACCATTTTGACTAGTGTTAGCTAGAATAGTCTGAACAGCATTGATCTGAGTTTCATACTCAGAGAATCCATCCATGATTGGCTGGATGAATGACTGAACAAGACTTTTTCCTGCCTGAACTGCGGTAGCAGCGATTCCACCAAGTGCCGCGACACCGACGCCTTGAAGAACGGACATATTGGACGCTGCATCAAGCGCAGAACCAGCAAGATCTCCGAGTGTAGTGTTCCGGGCAATCTCACCAATTCGTTTGAGACCACTAGCAGATTCTCCGACTTTACTAAGAGAACCCTTAAGCTTGTCCATTCCTGCGGCGGACTCTTGAATCGCCGAAAGAAACTGCTTGTTGTTCAGCTTAAGCGAGACAACTCGCTCGTCAATCGTAGCCACTACTTAGTGACCTCCCTCCAGGCCTGTTTTGCTATCTTATCAAAGATGGGCCTGATCGCAGGATTGATATAGTCTCTTCCTGTGACGTATCCGCCGTTTCGTGTGCCATGACCATATTGCAGGATCACTGCGATATTGACACCATCATTGATATTGCTATTAGTCCAGTCAATACGCCAGTTATTACCGTTCCTTGTAACGTGGTAGTTCCAGGCATTCTGTGTAGCGCCCGAGGCCGTGGGGGTCGCGGCTCGTAAAGCTTTGACCCCCTCAGCCCCGAAGCTGTTCAGAACGAGAGCCAAGTCGAGCTTGGCCATTCTTGCAAACCAATTCCTGGTAGGTTGCCAGTCGCCTGTACTCTCGATCGTGATTGTCATGCTACATCGTTCCTATGACTACAAAGCTAGGAGACGCGCACGTCTCGGTGACGGTGTTCCAAGTGACACGGTTGTCATACGCGTCGACAACCACCCACTCTTTATCCCGGAGTGGATCGGCAAGCCACTTGTAACGGTTGTTGCGGAACCCAGTCTGCCAAATAAGCCATGGTGCAATCTTGAAGATGTCAAGTTGCTGGATACCTCCCATCGAAGGGAGAACAGCATGCGCATAACTCTGAGCAGACATGACACGGGTGCCGAAGACCATAATCTCAGTCAGAAGCCCGGCCTTACACCTAAGGACTGCTCCGCCAGAGACCTGCCCATTGACAACCATGTTGCTCTGGATCCAGTCGAACTGGGCAAGATTAGAAAGTCCTCCGACGTTTCGAAGGAGATTCCCGAATTGATCCCAGGTCTCCTGGTGGGCCCACTTATGGAAGCCGCATCCTTCATAACCCGCAGCATTGTCGGCGATAGCGAACATCTTATCGACTCGGGCTCCGGAGGGACAGACCAGTATGGAGTGCGCTCTGGAGGTGTGGAATCCATTCCAGAAGTAATTGAAGTGGGCTAGATACCACTTATTACCACTGATGTCAGTCCAGTAGTCCCCAATCTGCGGCTTAGTAGGATCGTAGGTTACAGATCCTCCAACCTTGAGGTAGTTCAGATCAGACTGAGTCATCGAGTTTCCACGATTCTCCATCCGAGGTGTGAACATGCCCGGGGGACCATTATGACCAATAGGTCCTTGAGATCCCTGAAGTCCTCGGAGTCCCTGGGGTCCTTGGGTTCCTTGGGGGCCCTGAAGGCCTCTAGGTCCAGGATCACCCTTAGGTCCAGGATCACCCTTAGGTCCAGGATCTCCCTTTGGCCCTTTACCGCCTCCGAGTTTCTCGAGGGCTAGGACCTTAAGATAGAGATCCAGAGTTCCATCGATCCACGGTTTCACCAACGCCCTAAGATGCGGGCTCGGCGGATTCTCATATGGGTTCCCGACCGGCTCCCACTGACCGCCATGATTCGGATCCTCAACAAGTACACCATCCGTGATGTAAAGATGACCGATTCCGAGCTTATCTGCCTTGGCAAACACCTGAGGATAGTTCTGCTCGGTCACGCTGTGGACAACCGCCCACCACCTGGTAGAAGGATAATTCGCCATGTGGGCCGGAAGGATTGGCGTATTAGGGTCATCGACTAACCATTTTGACGCTTCTTTCTCGAACATCATGCAGACATCGAAGTCAAGCTTACACATCTCTTGAGAGATGTTCGCTCCGGTGTTGATTCCGATGAAGAAACTTACGCCATAGGTTCGGCGGATGGTATCGATCAGATCCTTGTACCAGGGAACTCTAGCTGCACTATCTCCCCAGCCATGAATGACTTCATCAAGGAAGACGCCCTGGCAGAGATCGCCATAATGCCGCTTAGCGAAGCCGATCTGCTTGAGGATGTAGTCTTTTGAGTACTTGTCAGGGTTCGGAACACCGACTCGAGCTGGATCATCATGCCCAAGACTGGCGACTCCATATTGAGTCTTCACATAGAAGATTGCCCGCTTGGCTCCAGCGGAAAGAGCGCGCTCGGCCTGGACCTTGAAGTCGTTATCAAGCGACTCCCAGTCTCCCGAGTTACGATTCAGGATGACGATGCCGAGGCTTGCGCCCATCGAGAGGACTTCGACCCACTTAGACTTCTTTCCAGGCTGACCATCTTGGTAATAGTCAGGCCAGAAGTAGGTTACAGGAGAGAAGTACTTCTTTCCCTTCTCGAATGGGAGACGTCCTTTAGCATCATCATCGAATCGCTTATTCAGAGAGTCAATTCGCTCGCCGATTCGGGTGTCTGCAGTCTTGAGTTTAGAGAGATATATGGCATGATTACTAAAAGCAGTAGATGTATCTTCTCTACCAGCATACTTTTGGTCTCCAACAGCTGGCGTCAAGTACGTTCCGGCAGCCTCCACCTTTGTTAGGTAGTTCGTAAGCTGCGGAGAAATAGCATCCTTACCGGAAGGGCCAGCGGGACCACGTTCACCCTGAGGGCCTTCGGGTCCAGCAGGACCTCGAGGGCCAGTTTCACCCTGAGGACCGGGAAGACCCTGTTTACCCTGAGGACCAGTCAGACCTTGAAGACCCTGAGGACCTCTTTCTCCTTGCGGACCCGGATCCCCAGGATCACCCTTGGGCCCTGGCTCTCCTTTAGGCCCAGGAGGACCTGGAACAGGCGTTCCTCCCCCAGCGCCTCCACCTTGGCCCGGAGGCCCAGGAGGACCCTGCGGACCAGTCTCACCCTTTTCTCCAGGATCGCCTTTAGGACCAGGATCTCCCTTTGGGCCTTTCTCTCCCTTCTGTCCAGGAGGACCAGCGGGACCGACAGGACCCATTGCTCCAGCAGGACCACGAGGGCCAATGGGGCCGGTATCACCTGGAGGTCCTTGCTCACCTCGAAGACCTCGTTCACCGGCCGGACCCTGTTCCCCAGGAGGCCCGATTAAACCAGAAGCACCCTGTGGCCCTATCTTACCGGGCTCACCGTCCTTTCCAGGAGGACCGGAAGGGCCTCTAGGGCCGGTATCGCCTTTCTCTCCAGGAGGACCTTGAGGGCCTGTGGATCCACGGTCTCCTTGATCGCCCTTTGGGCCATCCTTTCCAGGTGGTCCAGGAGGACCAGCAGGACCTCGATCGCCCTTTGGACCAGGAAGGCCGGGTCCACCTCCACCGCCACCAATCTCAGGGACATACGGCGGAACATCGGGCTCAGTTATGAGATCGATCTCTGCGCCCTGAGTAAGTCCGAGGTGTTTGACGATCTTGTAGCCGGGAGACTTGATGATTACGGTGTGGGTCCAGGATCCAGATGGCGAGACCCCCTCACCTGGAGCCACGACCTCAATCCGGACAGCCCCACTTACATCACTCGCCGCTGTGACATCACGAAGAAGGATACTAGATCCCTCAATTACCGCAGTGGCTCCGGATACATCCGGAATGATCGTCACGACTCCCTTTCGATTCTCGCCTCCGGGAATCTGGGCGGTCAATGTACAGTATGGTGCTACCATTTTGACTCCTTACGGTGTCTCGGCTCGAGACAGGAGACTGTTGATTGCGGAGTTCGTCTCCGAACCATAGATCCCGTCTACTTCTACGCCAACGGCGGCCTGCACGGCCTCGACCGTAGCGTCATGGCACGCTTCAGACTCATCGCCCCAGATGCCGTCCACAGTTGCTCCCACAACACCCTGCGTGAAGCCAACACCAAAGGGAAAGTTGACGCCTCCCCAAGCCGATGCCGAAGCGACGGCAAGGACATGAGAGCGAGTCTCTTCTCCGCAGACGTTGTCGGCCTCAGCTCGGACAGCGGACTGGAGCGCAGTGATGTTCGCGTAGCCTTCGGGAGTAGTGACATCGCCACTTCCAGTGTAAGCAGGGCGAATCACATAGGCGATGCTGTGAGAGCGCTGACGGCGCCAGACACCATTCCCAGCCGACTGCGAACCGTACTCGCCAGATGCGGTATTACCCTCGATGGTCTGGAGAACGCCGCCACCAAGGTTCTTCTCAACGAAGCCAACGTGGTCCGTTCCGCCACCATCCCAGTCGAAGATGACGACGTCGCCACGCTGAGCGTCATAGACTGATACGAAGTACGCCTCAGGGTGCTGCCGGACTCGGTTGACTGTGTAATCGGTGTTGAAAGAGAAGCCGCCGATTGCATCAATCTGGCCGCATTCATCCAGGCACATGCTGACGAACAGCATACACCACCACACAGAATCGGACGGTCCAGCAAGCCACTGCTGTCCAGTTCGAGCAGCCCAATAGCGGCCAGCCTCGGATCCGGACTCTGGGTCATCAGGTGCATAGTACCCAATTCGCATTGCCGCCCTGGCGAGGACGTTATCGACAATTGCATCACGACTCACTGGAGTACCACCGTATCCTGGGGGACATTGACCCCAGCATCTTCGAACGGATCAGTTCCGATATGTCCCTGAGGGGCGAACGCCTCATCAGGAAACTCGCAAGGCTTCTCTTCTGCCTCGTGTTCTCCCATGGTTACCCTCTCGTTCCTAGGGCCTTTCGACGGGCCCGATTGATTTCCCTGTTCTGAGCCATGATCTCAGACTGGGACATCTTCTTACCCGGTTCTGCCTTAGCATTACAGACTCGAATCAGGGTCAGAAGACGATTAATGTGCCAGGTCTCGCAAGTGAATGGGATCTGGCAGGCGATCATCCAGTAGTAAATCAACTCAGAGGAGGTGTACTCTCCTGAGTCTTTCGCTGTGGATCGATCTTTTACCTGAGTCGCCGTCATCGGGTCAGAGATGTAGTCGTTAATCCGCTTCAGCTCTTCTGATGGTAAGCGATTCAGGATGGTCGGGTCGAACTCTTCGTCCTGGACCATGCATTCCACATACTTGAGTAGGTCTTCGCCAGTGACGTATTTGTTCCCAATCAAGTGCTTGTGGGTGATTGACTCCCATTTTGACAATGAGAGAAGATTGTGCTCCAAGTGAAGAGTCCCGCCGGGAAGCGAGACGAATTGCTCGGTCTCTTCGTCGTAAGCCTCGACGCTAGGGATAGAAACTATAAGCATTGCAGCCACCGAGGGCCCAGGAGTCTAGGTCTCTGAGCCCCCGGTGTAGTCATCAAGCTGCGAAGTGGGTCTTGATCTCGTCGGGCAGCATAAGCGTGGGCTCGAGAGCGCCAGCGCCATCCTTACCGAAGAGCTTCTCCTCCAGACTCTTCAGCTTTGTGGCTTCCACATCAAGCGAAGAGATGGTAAGCAGCGCGGTGGGCTTAAAGCCGGAAACGTTGATGGCCGTGGTGGAGATGTCCCAAGAGAACGAAATCGCCTCAGGGGAGTCGTTAACGGTCTTGTAGCCCTTCTCCGAAGGAGAGGCCTTGCAGCCGTAGATGAAGTGGAGCTTATACCCCTTGTCCTGACCCGCGAGGTCATCGCCAATCTTGGTGCGATAGACCAGAGCGAAGGTCTTACGGTCCTGCTGACCGATCTTAATGCCCTTGGACAGCGTAGCGGATCCGTCACACTCCTCGAACTCCTCGGGGTAAGTGTAGGCTTCAATCGTTGCTTTAAGCTTCTCCGCGGAGATCAGGGTCAGGTACTGAATGTTGTCAGCGTACAGGTCCGTGGCCTCAGCGCCCTCGGGCTTTTCGCTGATAGCGGTGATACCATTCCAGGCGACACCAGACTTGTACTTCTTAGCGGACGGGTCGTACACATACAGTGCGCAGTGATCGACACCAGTCTCAATACGGCGCTCGCCAGTCTTATCCCAGACAAGTGCAGCCATGTCTTCTCCTAACAATAGACGTCGAAGACGTCATGATAAAGGTTGTCGTGAACCATCCGGGCGGTATGCCTACAAGTCGGCAAGTCCTCGAGTTTGATCCTTGCTGGATCTTCGGGATTCCGAGTGATCAGCGTCACCTGGAAGCGGTTCGCCTTGATGTACTTTTGGTTGTCCGCATACATCGGGTCACCCGGATTGCGCTCATACACAATGCACGGGTACTGGAGCTTGAGTGACGGGAGCGGCTGGTAGTAGACATTCCTGGATCCCAGAATCTTCTCCAGCTCGGACTGAAGCTCAAGGCGTCGGTCCATTGTACACTCCCGTCATCTCGAGCACCAGCCGGGGGAACTTCAGCTCCACATAGGAGATCTTCCAAAGTCCCCCCAGCCAGCGAACGTACCGTAGATTCTGGACATTGTCAACCACATAGCCGTCAGCAATGATGCTCAACTGATTACTTAGGTTGATGTTGTCTAGGACCTGTTCGGATGCACTAAAGCGACGAGCCTCACGGGTGATGTCGCCATAGTACTGCTTCTCGATGATCTTATCTTCCCAAATTCCCGGGCTAGTTTCAACCTGTGTGGCGAATCCAATCTCCCCGAAGAATTTGGACAAGGATCAGTCCTCCGTGACGGGAGCGCCATTCTCCTGCTTACGCTCAAGGATGATGGCCGACTTGACCTTCGTGAGCGCACCGGAGAGACGGGTCTCCAGCAGGTAGTGGTACTGGTTGAAGCTAATGTCGAAGTCCTCAGCCGCGAAGAGCTGACCACCTTTGTCCGCACCAATGGTGTAATCGGACATGTTGACGATGATGCCGAGGGCGTCAACCTTGCCATTCTTGGCAGAGGTACGGATCAGGTTCTTCATGAGAGGAACCTTGACAATCCGAGACACGCCAACGTAGTCGGCCAGGTCGCTCAGGGAGTTGAACAGGCGGTGACCCATCTTGTCCTTGAGCAGTAGGATCTCGGTGACGACACTGGGAGCGGCGAACCAGGTGGGGTTGCCGGAGCCCTCGTAGTCGTCCATAGCCCGAACGATGGAGTCGAGCATGTCCTCGGTGGTAGTCTCCTTGGCCAGGATCACACGAGGAGCATACAGCGAATCCTCCTTGAAGATCGGGCGGATGCAGTCCTCCTTGATCTTGTCATCGGAGGAAGCCTCACGGCCGTCACCGATCAGAACGGCGCGACCAAGCTCCTCCTCGATCATGATACGCATCTCGCCACGGATCCAGGAGACGACATCAAAGTCAGTGATGTCAATGATGTCATCCCTATCCAGCCGCTGCTTCTTATAGATCGTGGTGGGAGAGGTAACGCGCTTCAGAAGGGTGAAGACCTCATCCTTCTTCTTGTTGCCCTTGATGTAACCCTTGGCTCGAGCCTCGTCAGCGGTGATGTCCGCAAACTGAGTCTTGATCCGAGAGAAGGGCGAGTGCTTAGCCGCACCGACAACAGAGGAGACCCAATCGGTCTTCCGCTTGATGAACTCGGGAGTGGTCCACAGGTTCTTGGCATCCGGGAAGAGGGTGTCAATCTGCTTGATGCCGTAGTTGTCGGCGTGAGCGAGGACAGCCTCCTTCAGAGAGCCACAGGCCTTGGCCTCCTCGAAGATCTTCTGCATGTCGTCGTGGGACAGGACGGGGAGCTCCTCGGTCTTCTTAGAGCCCTCGAACACATTCTGGTGAGCCATAGTATCCTCAGTAGTAGTGTCGGAATGGGCGGTGTCCTCAGACTCTTCCGCCTCTTCATCAGCGGTCTCGACGAGCTGTCCGACAATGGCATAAACCGCCGTCTTCTGCTCCTCGGTCATGCTGTCGAAGATCTCCCCAAGAGTGGGGTCGTCTCCATCGCCTTCGGCCTCATCGGCCTCCGGTTCATCCTCAGCGTGCTCGACGTCGTCAGCCTCATCGGCTTCCTCGGTCTCCTCCACATCGGGCTCCTCGTCCTCATCCTCATCGGAGTAAGAAACGAAGTCTATCTGAGCATCCGTATACATTACGGCCTCAACCTCATCGCCATCATCACCATGAGTAATGGAAATCTGATCGATGTATGCGCCGGGGTTGGCGCCGCGAAGGACGATGCTCACCTCTACAAGCTCGCCATGGACAACGTCATTGCCCTTAGCCTTGACGTGGGTGGCATAGATGCTCAGAGCCTTGACATCGCCGTTACGGATCATCTCACGAGCGGTCCGTCCAGCATCCGAGTGGTTGAGGTGCGCGTAAGCATACACTCCGTCCTCTCGAACCTCCAGATCGGCGTGGCCAAGAACATTCGATACGTCCTTGTGCTGGTGCTGCCAGACCAGCGGGACAGTCTTTCCATCGTACGCCGCGAAAGCCCCGTGCCGGATCACCTTGTTATCCGAGCACCGAACATCGTTCCTCGTGGCGTAGCCGGAAAAGTCGCACTTAGGTGCCATTTTGACTACTCTCCATCAGTTCGGAAATTGGTGTATCCGCAGCGGGCGGACCCTCGTCGGGTGTCTCACCCGGAGCCTCCTGCTCGCCTGCCGGATTGATGTTGGAGTTCACCAACTGGTTTGCGGCTTCATCGTCAGCCTGAGGCCAACCGAACTTCGGACGCAACTCGTTGGCGGTCCCAATCTCATTCCTCTTGACCGAGTCCACCAGACTCGACATCTCCTCAAGCGGGACGTTGAGGAACGGATCCTCGATGGCCATGACTCTTTGATTCTGAGTCCGAGCCGTCTTGGTGAGGAATGTCCGGGTGAGGGCGTCAGTGATCGCCTTCAGAACTGGTCGAACCGTGCGGTTCTGGTAGTTCAACATCTGGCGAGCATCAGCTTTTCCATTGAACACATCCTCAGTCATCCCAAGCTGACTATACAACTGAGTGGTGAGCCATTGGATCTGTCCCATGAGATTGTTCTCAGAGGGACGGTTCAGCTGAGTGATTCGCTCTGCGCCATCTGTATAAGCGATTCCATACTGAGATCCAGCAAGCTGGTCTTCAATCGCCTTGCGTCGGGCTTCTGCCTGCTGCTTCTTCAGTTCGGTCTTAACGACATACGGAAGCTGAATGATAATATCTAGCTTTCCGGATCCGGACTGACGATCGATCGCATCTAGGAGGTGGAGCTTCTGTGTCAGTCGCTGCAGCGTAGAGTTCGGCGCATTCATCACACTGTACAGCGGATTGTTTACAACTGCGACAAAATCCTTCGGCAGAGTCAGCTGCTCGCGCTGTCCGTTTGTGTCGTTATAGACCTCGACTCGGACATGCTTCGGGAACCACTGGAGAATCTGCCCGACTCGCATAGAGCGGACGTCCCATCCAGCAGTCATGTCGGGACTTACGTCTGTGTCGACTGGAACAATCGCTACAGCGCCTTCCTCAAACAGCGTAAGCACAAGATCCTGGAAGAATCCCTGCCCAGTCTGGTCAATGTTGGCGCTAAGATGCAAGCATTCATCAAGATCACTTCGTCGATAGCTCTTGAGGTTTCCGTTTTCATCGACAGACACGTGTCGAATCGGAACGTTAGAGACATCAATAGCGATCTGGTTGTAAATGCTTGTAACGATCGTTTGGTCGCCGGCTACGGGACGATAATAGACACTCGGATTCCCGAAAGTCTGCATACCGAACTCAGGGGTGTAGTCCATTTTGTCTGGACTTCTTCGAAACGCATTCCAAGCGTGGCTCAATCGATCACCTAGACCCATTTCACCTCCTTGCTCATTCGAATGCCTCCTTGTTGATTTTGTATGCCACGAAGGCATCCATCAGAGCAGCTACTGAGTCGATCTTCTCTTCAGTTCTCTTCTTCAGTAGCTTCCGGTTACCATTGGTGTCTTCAAGCGTCACACAGTTTCCCATAGTGAATGACATTAGCTTCTGGTCGAAGATAAGTAGTCGCTCCTCTGCAAGCTTTTTGAGCTCACCGAGTGGGACAGACTCAGTTCGAGCGCCCTGAATGACTTTCTCAATACCATATGGGCCGTTCTCTTGTTCCCAGCGAGTTACGAATTCTTTCGCGTTGTATGGGTCGAATCCGAATGCGGAAACATCGTACTTCTGGTCAGCAATGTGCTGGTCCAGATCCTCGTAGACTTCCATCATGTCGAGAACGGTTCCCTCCATGACTCGGAGGGTTCCTTCCTGAATGAATTCGTCGTACTTCTGCCTCAATGCGCCTGGCAACTTCATCAACGTAAGCTCTGAGATGTATGCCAGAGTCTTTACGCCGAATGCCTGATTCCTGAGGGGGAACAAGAAGGTGAACGCACAGAAGTCATCACCCTGAGACAAGTCTGCACCCATAGCGCACTGCATGTTCCAGAACGTATTCCGTCTGTGCGGGATTGTCTCCTCGTAGGTGAAGAAGTACGTGTACCCCTCCATGGGGATCCCGAATCGCTTCGCAAGAATGTCGTTTCGAGTTGCAGGAGCTTGCTCCATTCGCTCGACGTCCTGCTGATAGCGATCATACCCGACTGTGATGCCGATGTTTGGCTGAGCCTTAACCCACATGTCGGGCTGGTTGACTTCCTCAATCCGATCGAGTCGGTAGTAGAAGATCGAGATGTGTGGGGCGAGGTATTCGCCCTTCAGTATTTTGAGCAACTCCATCTTCATGGTGTCGCCTACTGCATTCCGGATCGTCCCTTCAGAAGAGACGGCCAGAATCACCGGATCATCGACCTTCGAGGCTCCCTGCTCAAGCGCAGCCACCACATCCTCACGGACGTCTCCAGAAAGCCATTCATCAACAGTGCTAACCTTTGGGCGCAGGCCCTGGAGTTTATCGATGGACATAGGACGGACCTCAAGCAGGGAGCCCGTCAGGAAGTTTTCGACGCCCTTCTTCGTAGCAACCAGCTTCTGGCGGTTAGCCCGATTGCCGGTAGTATTTTGAAGAGAGCCCTCGGTGAGGAACTTGTACAAAGGTCCACGTGCCCGCGTAATAGCAGTGCGGAATGGACCCATGACTTCCTCAGCCTGCTTCATCGTAGGAGCCGTGGCAATCTGATGAGTCGTTGTCGTGTCAATCACCATGAAGTAATTCTGGATGAGAGACATATACATCGACTTCGCAGCACCACGAGCCACGATGAGGTATTGTTTGATTGTGAGACGCTTCTTGATGGTCTTCGTTTCGTAACGACCGCCTACGCCATCCTCGTAAGGGACGTAGACTTTCTGCTCCTTGAAGTAATACCATCCGAGAAGCTGCTCGGCCCATAGTTTGAAGCTGTCTAGCAGATGGAGGTCTTCCCCATCCGACAATGTGAGTTCATTCTCGCAGTAAGCGATGAATCCTTCGACAGCTTGGTCATCGTAGTAGTATGTAGGATCGGCAATCAGAGCATCGATCCGATTCATCTCGCAGGAGATTTCCTCACAGACAGGAATCTCTCCTCTAATTACCGCATCTCGAAACATACCATAGTATTTTGGCACTGCGGTATTCGAGAGCATTACTACAGCGGGCTTCCTGGGTTGCGAGGACGCCGCTTGGGCTTGGCTGAGGGCTTAGTCTGCTTGTAGGACTTAGCCTTCTCGATCTGCTTAGGCGCCTTGGCCTTGGACAAAGCCGGACCAGCAGGCTTACTGGGCTTAGTTGGAGTCGGCGTAGCGGCAGCAGTCTTGTTAGCTTCTGCAGCTGCAGTCTGGACTGCCTCAGCCGCCTTCGTAGCAGCTTTCGCTGCGCGATCAAACATCTTCTCCGCGCCGGCCTTCTTAGTGTCACTCCAGCCCGTGTCGAATGCGTTCTTCATGGCTTTGGTGGCAGCATAAGTCCCAGCCTTCGTAAGGCTTTGCTCGAGGATCTGTCGAGTGACCTGACGACCTCGAACCAGGTGGCGATCGGCCTTGAGCTCCCGATAGCGTTGCTCTCGCTCCAGCCGGTTAATACGGGAGTTGAGCTCGGCGTCGGTGAACTTCTTGTAGGAGAGTCGTCCACCTTTTGATCTCTTATTATCCTGCTTTTTGAGCTTGTAGGAGATACGGGCATTGTTGGCTGCGAGAGCGCCCTTTTTGACAGAAGATCCTGCGCTTTGGAGTGTGCCACGTACAACCTTGCTTCCTCGGGCAGCTTTGGCGCGGATCACGCCCCAACGCATACCCTTTACGCCATGATGGACAAGATCCTCTACGGTTTCTGCTCCGTCTGGAACACGATCCGCCATGCTGCCTCCTCGATCAGCTTCTGATAGGAAGTGACCACGAAGGAGTTCGAAGGCGGATCAAAGATCAGCCGAACCTTCATGGCAATGTAGCTCTTGATGGCCGATTCGTCATCGATGTTATCGAAGGCGTACCAGCCAGTCGTCTTTTCAATCGGAGTATTGCATTTTGCCCCGACTTGTACGAGATCCATCCGCGCAGTGTTGATGTGCATTAGGATCTGGTCATCAAAGGCGTCATAATTCGGAACAATTCCGAGCGCCTTCTTGGTGTCCTCAAGAATGGTTCCCATTAGATCCTCCAGGGGGCCTGATCATTCGGTCTACGCTCAACGACTTGCGTTGTCAACCGAGATCGGTCTCCGAAGTGTATCGCGTTGTGGGTATTCTTGCAAGTTGTGATGAGAAACTCTGGCTCAAGGATGTCTGGATTGAATTCCTCGA